CGTGAACGTATGAGGTTCGGAACTAGTTGGACACGACACGAGTGTTCTGGAGGAAACTTGTTGGTTTAGCATCTCCAGGTCTTACTAAGTATCCGAGTGTGTTTTATAACACTAGGGCCCACGAAAACGGCTTTGCCATCTGAACTCAGGAGTGGCATTTTTCCCTATCACGATAGCAAGTGGTAGGTGTGGGATATATGATTTACCACAGTTTCGTCAACTGTAGGAAAAATCTCACTGTTTTGGGACTACGGTAGTACTTTACACCCAGGGCTGCGGTCCAAATGTAAAACCGCGAATAGTTTAGTCTATCTCAACGCGTTATAAGATAAGGAGGTTACGACGTACTCCTGGAGATCACCCATGTCTTGTCCGGCATGGGAGTTTGATGTTTGGACACCTAATAAGACAAAGAAAACACAAACTGTTGTTGTTTACAGAGAAAAGAAACAAACTAAGAAACAATCCAAGAAGAAAAGTTCGAAGAAACGACGTGGGATGCCTGCAGGCGCTGATCCTATTGTTGACATCATTAACCGCCCTTGTGATGCCCCTTTAGTCCCAGTTTATGGTAGCCGTTTAGGTTATCTGGCACGTATAACTACACCTTATAATTTGCAAACATTATCTGGTGACAATGCCAATTCTGGTGGTGGTGCCGTTGGGCGTAATGGGTACATTGTTTGGTTTCCACAATACCATTGTACCCCTTCTACGACAGCTGCTAACAATGCCGTAAATTGTTATATTTTTACGCAGAACACTTCAGAGCAGCCTGTATTAGCAGGATCTTTATTTGGAGGAGCTCCTACTGCGAATGCATTATCTGGATTTTCAAATAATGCTTTAAATTTTTGTGCCGACCCTGCTAATCAATTTATGGTGTCGGGAACCGCTGAAGATGCTCGTGCCCTGTCAGCTTGTATCCGTGTTAAGTATACCGGTACAACCTCTTCGTGTCAGGGTCTCATTTACCCACTTTCAAATATTCCTCTTGATGCTGTCTTTAATGGTGGTGGTCCTGGTGTCGGTACTTTGCCAACTGTAACGGAAATGTTACAGTATTCCGGTGATGGTATTCGGCTTACTGACACCGTTGACATCAAATTTGTCCCCGATCAAAGTGCAATGCAATTTCAGGATGTAGCATATGGTCCATTGTTGACACCTGGTCTAGTAACCGGTGTCCCTACTGGTGATACCACAATGGCACGTGCTTCCCAGCCTATGGGTTTTGGTTTTGCATTCCAGAATTTGTCTCTTCTGGCCAATTATCAAGTTCTTCTTACTAAGAACTTTGAATGGAGAGCTAAACCATCAAGTGGATTGACGTCCACTATGGCACGTAATAACATGAGCACACCTGAACATGTCAATAAAGCGATATCCTGGCTTGATACTCACATGCCGGGATGGAAAACTGCTGGCATGGAGGTTGGTAAGATGGGTGTTAATATTCTTAAAGACATCGTTCTTGCTGGCCGTGGCATGAATTCGAGGGCAACCAACCGTTTACGGTTGCAAGGTGGTGAATTGTAGTATTCACCCAGGGGCTGAATTGTGACATTCACCCTTTATATATAGAAACCCGTACGCTTTAGTGGGGTATTGTATGTTAGTAAGCAATTCACTGACATATTAATACGCATGTATATTGCACGTAGACAATCGTAATTATACATTTATTCTTTCCTGTTTTCTTGACATTAAAACAGGCGTTAGTTTACTATTCCCTGCACGTTAAAAGGGTAATTTTAAAATAATTCTGGCCTCCTTTAATAAGCGCCGGTTCAACGGACGGTACGAATATTCCATGTTTATGGAGGGAGGGATTCGGAGGGTACAACACAACCTTCTTTTAAGGTTGTGTGTCCTTCCCCAGACATATTTGTTTCCATTATATGTCAGGGCAAGAACACACAATTCAAAATGTCGGCACTACTGTCAAGTGCACCAGAAACACAATTGTTTCTCGATTGTGTATAACTCCCGATCCGATTTTCCGGTGGGATGAATCCTTAGTAGAGTGGTGTGAAAACTCTACAACCCGTTGTTATGATGGTGTAACCATCGAAACTTTTCCAAAACTTCGACGAAATTTTGTAATTGAGAAAATTTTATACATTAATATGGATGGGTACGAATACCAAATCCCAGTGTATGAAAATTTTTCATCTTTCATTAACCGCCGGTTTCAACCATTCCTTAATGGAAATAATGGTGAAGCCACAAATGGGGATGATATGTCTGAAGTTAAGAAAAGTTATAAAAACGCTCTCATTAATAAAAATGCTCTCAACAAGCGTAATCATAAAGAATCTGTAACGACACGGTTCGCATCAAACCAAGCTAATGGACATGCAAAACAGACGCCCGGTAACAAATTAATAGAATTTCAAAATTTGTGTAAGGCATATGAGGTTTTGCGAGCTGAGTTACATGTTTCTGGTATTCAGACTAATTCTGAACTTGAGTATATGATGATACGCCTTGAAGCTATGCGTCTTGAATACACAGCAGAACCGGCAGTTCCAAAAGTTCAAGAAACATATGAAAAATTTTTATTAAAAATGGCAGTTGATCTGCCGCCAATTTCGACGCAACAAGATATTCCTGTTGAGAGAGTCGAAAGTATTGTTCTCAAGAACATTCGTATTTTTGTTAAGGACCCTGATTTTGAAAATGGTATTATTAACAATCCAGTTACAGATCTTAAAATTATAGCTGGAGGTGTTGTTGCCGTTTCTCTTTTTACAATATTTCATGTACCTGCCATTTTTGCTACTGTAGCTTGTACAGTAGCTGGAGTTGGTACCTCTGAACTTTCTACTAGAACGTCAAGGTTATTGCGCACATGCTTACATGATAGCGCTTCACAGAATGTTAATCAAAATCTTGGGAGTGGTGCTCCATTAGACATTGATAATGAATTCACAACATACCGGGAATTCACTAGCCATCGACATCATAATGATTTTTGGGCATCACGGGGTTATACACATTATATTGATGTGAGTATTCCCACAATGTTTTTAGAATTCTCTCCAGGCTCAGCAGCACAAGTTGTTTCTTGTTTTCTCAATGAGTCTGGCCTTATAGGTATCGCTAAGGGTACTTTTGGCCGTGACGAGAAATTACTAGAACGTTTTAACAAATGTGTTGAACGTGAGGGTGGTTGGGCTATTCCCAATCTTGAACCTCTCTCATATAAAACATATCAATATTATGTCAATGCTGCGTCTTTATATTTGGCTCAAACACAATACCATTCAATTTATCAGTCACGTCTGGTTTCTGGGGTTACCGCTGGGTTGCCTCAGTATACCGGTAGTGCTATAAATTTTTAATTAGTGGTCGCGTGTGCGGGTGTATTAGGTTTGGGTTGTTTAGAATGACCTATGAAGATAAACAACAACTCGAACCTTGGGGTTGGAATGGCCGTTTTAAAATAAAGAAAACTGTCATTAAAAATGTAGTTATTAGACACCAGCCACCAATACAACCCGATGCATGGCAGAGTAGCTTCTCTTTTACATCGCACGACCACGTTAAACAAAAAGCTTTGCGATCATATCGCACATATGGTATGTATTTTTATAGTGGCACTATTGTTTATGCCCGTACTTTAAACAACATGACATCTGCACTCTGTAGGATGTTTCAACCACGTATTAACGAAGAGCAATTATTAAGTAATCAGCGTTCCTTCTGCCGGATGGGAACTCGCCGAAATAAAAGCGTTATTACAAAAATAGTAAATTGTGTCCTTAACCAGTTTGACATGATTGATGAAACCGATGATATCTCTGGTGCCTTCAAATTTTCTGAAACTACACATGTTAAGAAAGAATTGCGTCAGAAGGCATTTAGAGAGTTGTTGGTTGGTGGGAAATTTCATTCTGAAACTTATGCTTCTATTGCTACGGCTAAAGTTAAGATTGAAACTGCTAAAACTGGTAAAAATGCCCGTGTTTATGTCGATATGACCACCCCTCAGTCTTTGTTGGGTGGCTGGTTGATTGATACATTGAAACGTGCTATGGGCGTAATTGACCTTGGCTGGTGTGTTTTTAAATTCGTTGCGCATACAGATGAGAAATCGATGCAAGAATCTTTTGAATTTATACGTGATAACGCACATCGACCATGTATGGTATACCACTCCGATGATGCCATTGTTTCCGTTCCTACTAGAGAAGGTCCATTATTCTTTGATTTAGACATCTCTAGTTGTGACAGGTCAAATTCTGAACCCATTTTCGATTTATTGGTCAACATGGTACCTGAACCATATCGACGGTATTTCAAGCGTATGTGCCGGGCTGCACAGATTCCACTTGTAATACCTAACCCAGAAGATTCAAAGGAGAAAATTTTTGCAGTTCCCACACAACCTTTTGAATATTCTGGTATCAATATTACCACAGTTTTAAATAATGTTGCCAGCCTCATGATTGGCGTTGCATTGTTTTATAATCATAAAAGTGATGTTACACGCAACCATATGATTGACAGTATTCCTGAACGAGCTAAATCCGCAGGTTATATAGTTACTGTTAAGCCATGGTCGCGTTTTGAACAATTACAGTTTTTAAAATTTTCACCATCTGATATTGTGAATTGTTTCCCAGTTCGGAATCTTGGTTGCATATTGCGAGCCATTGGGCACATTGATGGTGATTTTCATAAGACATCTTCCACTTTATATGACCGTGCTAGAGACCATATTTCTTCTGTTGTTTCTGGCATTACTTGTGGGTATATTGATCCCGTTGCCGCTGTATTGCGGAAAAAGTGGCATCGGAACAAAACAAATCCTAGGCATGTTAAGTACCAGTATTCCATGCTAGGTTGGAGCGTAGATGTTGGAAATGAGCATCTAGCCCATAGGTACGATTTAAGTTTTGGAGAGATTCAACATTTGCTTGATTTGGTCACACAAGCTGATGTTGGAGATATCGTGGTGTCCACAACACTATCCAAAATCTTTAAGATGGATTATGGTTGATCCTTCTTTTCCCGTATAAGAGATGGGGAGTAGTCGTATAACGGGACGATGAAG